TTGCAGATCAATCAGATTACTCTATCATTGTGCAACTTGCGTATGATATGGCACCACCTGACCTATACGATAAGAAGCAGCTTTCACAGCACAAACAGACAATGAGTGAAGCCGTTTTCGCAAAAGAATATGGTGGACAGTTTATCAGTGAAAGCGACAGCTACTTTAAGCTATCGAAGATGATGCAGTGTATCATTCCAGATGGTGAACAGCCAACCACACGAATCGTCGGTGATCAGGATAAGAAGTATAGTTTCGCCATTGACCCATCATGGTCACAAGACAGTGCTAGTGATGATTTTGCAATTACAGGTTTTGAGCTAAACGAAGAAACTCAAAAAGACGCTGTGGTTCATGCATATGGTATAGCTGGTCAACCAACAAAGAATCATATTCAATATCTATTATACTTGTTAAAGAATTTTAACACCGAATTTTTGGCGCTTGACTATGCTGGTGGACTTCAATTCGTGCAAACGTGCAACGAGTCTGAGTTGTTTAAGGAGGCTGGTATTGAACTGTTTATCGTAAACGATGAGATGGAGAGCGACTTTATGAAGCCCGAAAAATACAATGATGATCTTCGATGCTTCAAGAAACAATTACAGCGCCGAACAGATAAAAAGATTCCGTGCTATCTCCGTAATTTCAGTAGCACATGGATTCGTGAAGCAAATGAGTATCTACAAGCTCAAATCGATCATAAGCGTATCTACTTCGGATCTGCTGGTGCATCTGTTGAATCCTCTTTCGAAGAACAAACGAAAGCTAATATTGGAGTCCGCAAGTTGAAGTATACCATCTATCAGAACGAAGATAGGGAAACAACAAAATTCTTGAACGAGGGTATGAATAAAATGACTTCTGTATCAAACAAGATGGTGGAATTCTTAGACCACCAAACATTTATGCTGGAGTTGACTAGACAAGAAGCGGCGAACGTTGAGATTAAAACGTCTCCACAAGGGAACCAGACGTTCCAGTTGCCACAGCATATGCAGCGCCAAACTGGACCTAATCGCCCACGTAAGGATAACTACTCAACGTTGGTGTTGGGAAATTGGGCGAACAGAATGTATCATGAAGCTATAGCAGCAGAAGATAAAAAGGTTGCTGCTGCTACATTTACTCCAATGGCGTTTTAGCAACAGGATATACCTTGTATTCTTTACCCTCTTGCTTAGAAATACTCGCGGCAAACTCTTTTACCTCTTGTTCTGTTCCGTAATGAACTTCTGTAAAATATATATAAACACAAAGACCTTCTGAATTGTCGTCACTCCACTTTCGAGCAATGATGTAATGGATTTTCATGCTATAATGGATTTAGATCATCATCAAATTCTTCAAATGATTCGTCAAGTCGTGATATCTTCTTAGAGAATTCTGGCTTGAACATCATCCACCAATTCTGTGGTGTTAGAGCTTGATGTAGCAACTTGTATCGTTTTGTCTTTTTGCATTTTCCGTAAAGTCGATAATAGTGAGGGAACCGAAGCTTTTCATTTCGTTGACAAGCAACCATGAAGAACTTTGAATACCTCCACTTCCAGAGTAGCGTGATCATTACTTTATTAACACCAATAATGCCGCAGCATACTTTTTAATTTGGTATTTTGTAGGAGAATCACTGAGGTTAGAAAGAATATCTTCAACCTTCACGTATAAAGCTAATCCACCGTGGCTTTTGATACGATAGATGAAATCTGGATATTTTTCAGTATAACCCTGTGTTAAAACAACGACTTCATCTACAAGGTGCTGTGGGATTCCACGTTTAACCAATTTTTCGGCGCTCCAATCTTCACAGTCCTCAAGGACATCATGTAACCATGCTACCACTTGAGCTTCTTCGCCGTGACATCTACGTGCCACTGTAGCAGGATGGGTGATATATGGAGTATAGCCATTGCGTCGAGTTTGACCCAAATGAGCTTCGTGTGCAATATCCTGTGCTAATTTTACAATATTCATTTTAATATGCTCCCCACAAGGATTCAGGTGATTCCATTGGTCGTGCGATTGAGCCTGACATTTCGTTGACCTTCAACATAATCGCGGCTTTTTCATCAGCATTACAATATGGCATAAAGTCGTAAGCCCATACAACAGTGGCTAACCAACGAAGTTGATGGGTTGCAACAACCATTCGTTGCTCATCTCCGTTAAAATCAATATAATTAATTACTGTTGAATTTTTCATGTGCAACAAAGATGAAGCAAGGCATGGGAGGATCGAACTCCCTTTTTCGGACTGAAAACCCGATGTCCTAACCAACAATTAGACGAATGCCTCATTTTAAGATCCCCGTGTCGGGATCGAACCGACCAGAATTCCTCTTTACAAGAGAGGTGCCTTCGCCTTCTCAGCCTACGGGGAATATGAACCGAATCGCACGGTTCTCATGAACTATTTTATTTGTCCCTATACGCTTCTTCGCTCATGTCGCACGTTCCACGGTCTTACAAGGTAAGTTGCCCTCATTTTGTTTATCCTTTCGGATGAATAGGTTTCAGCGGCAATCTAATTTCCGTCACCCATCTAAAAATAATTATACACGCTCTCTGAGGATTGTCAAGAAGGATCTTCTAAATGATGATGTTCAGCATGACAATTAGCGCATAAAAGATCACATTTTTTACTTTCTTCAAAAACTACCGCCCACTTCTTACTGGCTAAATTTTTATGGCGAAGTCCGAACTTCTTTTTGGACGGATCTTTATGGTGAAAGTGTAGAGCGGCAATACATTTGTCATACCCGCATTCTTGACACCTTCCACCGTGCATTGCGACAAGCAGACGTTTTCGTTCTCTCGCTCGCTCTCGCGCATTATATTTTACGCAACAAGAGCTTGAACAATATAGACCATCTCTATCAATAATCTCATTACCGCAATTTTTACATTCTTTCATAGATAAAGTGTTCTAGTTTCTTACAATAATGGTTATGAAGCGATGTCATAATTGTAATAAGAAACTAGCAGGTCGTCAAGAAAAATGGTGCTCTCGTAAATGTCAGAGTGATAATGCTAATATAAGAAATCAAAACTATCAAAAACAACAAGAGAGGGCGCAAGAGCGTAAAGCTAAAATCTTAGAGTTAAAGGGTGATTGCTGTCAGAATTGTGGTTATTATCGTGCCACTGCCGCTCTTACATTTCATCATCGTGACCCTTCACAAAAATTATTTCCTTTGGATGCGAGGAATTTATCAAATCGAAAATGGAGCAACATAATAAAAGAATTAGAAAAGTGTGACCTCTTGTGTTTTAATTGTCACATGGAAGAACATCACGGGATAGATAGGATAGGCAAGAATTGAACTTGCAACCCCCTGATTATGAGTCAGATGCTCTACCATTGAGCTACTATCCCTTATCTACCCGTGCTTAAAAAGGTAGATCCAATAAATCACGATACCCACAGCGATGATTAGTGATACGGCAACTACTGAACCTACTGTTGCTGCGATACCTGTTAAAAAACCTTGCCAGAATTCACTCATATTTTTAAAGCATCCCTATCAGGACTTGAACCCGAACCGAAAGAACCAAAATCTTTTGTGCTGCCAATTACACCATAGGGAATTAGAAAAGGTTCCCCGACGAGATTCGAACTCGCCCCGTTTGCGTCACAAGCAAAAATGCTAAAACCACTACACCACGGAGAACATAAAATAACTGAGATTAGTTACTATGTCGCTGTCGTTGTATTCGTAGTGTTATGCTCATTGATCTAATTAATTATACACGACTTCATGCAAAAGTCAAGATTAAAATTGTTATAAGAAGAATTATACTCACTACTGCAAACACAATAGATGATGACTCTTCTAGTGTTGGGAATTCTCCCACCATCTTTTTTTTCTTCGGGCGTTAGCTCAAAATCTTCTTCTTCATTCATGGAATTGCAAAATTAGCACATGTTCAGAACTTGTCAAGAAGAAACTTACGGACGGGACTCGAACCCGCATCGACGGAGATTTGCAATCTCCCGTATCGCCCCTCTACCACCGCAAGTATATTGAGTATACCTTACTCTTCTAATTCGTCAAGTTGTTTTTTCTTAAAAAAGGAAAATCTATCAGCAACGATCTTTTCAAAATCTGTCGCTGTAGAATATTTAGCGCCAGAATCATGATCAACTATGCGATTGTCAGCATAGTTGTAAGTTCTTATTGTTCTGTTTCCGTCTCGTTCTTGCCGAGAAGTTTGCGTCAAAACGCTTTTCGTTTCTCCTTGTTCGCTTTCCGCTTCTCTTTCCACTTCTGCCAGTTTTCGCCACCAGCTAACAATTTTTGGGGCGAGTTTGTTGAAAGCTCGTTTACGGTTTTCGAGTTTGGATCTAGTTTCGCGACACTCGGAACTGAAGCCACTTTCTTCGTGGGTAATTCTAACGCCGGTATTCGTTTTATTTTGGTGTTGTCCACCTTTACCACCTGCTCTGAATTCCTCCACTCGGAAGTCTTTGCGTCACGCGATTCACTGAGGATTGCCGCATGACGACGTAGATCTTGATCTGTTATTATGATTGGTTTTGTCGTCCATGTTTCTTCTGTTGGTTGTTCTTTCGCCACGACTGCTGGTGCCGAAGGATACTGAGTTTTTCCGTCAGCTAATATTATAGCGCCAAACGCAAAAAAAGTTGCAATAAATATGATATATTTCATTCTTGAATAATTAGTTGGTCGTAATTAGCAATGACTAAATTATACAATTTATTCATGTTGCTTGTACTTAAATTTACACATCCTTTAGAACCATCACCATAATCTTTATGCACCAAAATTCCGCGCTTCCAACCTTGATACCATCCACTTGTTATGTCGGGGTTGTTAATGTCCGCTGGTGGAGGACCAGTTAGCCGCAATACTAGTCCATATCTATGACGTGGTTGTTTAACAAACAGAAATTTACCTGTTGGTGTTTGGTTTGACTCTAAAACATAACCAATTCCCTTTTCTGAACCTTCTGCCCAAAATGTAACCGTCTTATCTTCTAAAACAACTTTACAAGTCTGATCAGATAGGTCCACAATAATCTCGCAAGGTGGACGGTGCCATTTTGCAACAGTTACTATCTCTGGTTCAACAGGATATTGTGTTTTTTGTGCATCAACAATCGTGCAGCAACATAACGCAAAAAGTGTAATTAGCAGTTTCATACCACTAATTACACTTTTAAAAGTATTGCGGGTGGGAGTCGAACCCACACAACGTCAGGGCTTAAACCTGATGGCTTTGCCGTTTGCCTACCGCAACTTTGAAATAGCGCCCGTGACAGGACTCGAACCTGCTGCAATCTGAGTAGAAATCAGATACCACTCCAATGTGATCTCACGGGTATTCTTCAAATTCTTTTTCAATATTTAGAAATCTTAATGCATATTTAGCGACGTGCATTAAAACATCTGTGTCTTCATATTCAGTAAATCGATCTCCTATAGTCTCGATATGCCAACCTTCTGGACCCTCTATAAAAAAACAAAGCGTATAACAAGATTCCTTTCCGTTCTCTTCTCGACGCATCCATGAAACAATTTCGGGCGACCTGTCTGATGCTATGATATGTTAGTTGGAATCTGGTACGCTCGGTCGTCTGAATTCAATATTATTAATTCTCATTTTTTCTTCTTTTTATGCCAACGGAATATACGCGCCAAATTTATTGTTACTCCACCTCCACCTTTACCGCGATATTCTTCATCGCGCTCTGCATCCCGTTGGTCTAGTTCATGGAATACGCGTTGACTCCATGGAATATAAGATGCTTTCTTTTTTCGGCGCTTCATTTATTCCATTTGTTTTTGCGACGATAGCTTCCCTTTCCCTTTTTGGGACGATGGGTTTGCGGAGGAGGAGGTAAATGTCTCCTTTGTTTTATTTTTTTTGGTCGGATTGTAAAGCTTTTCATGTTCCTTTTATTGTCAGAAAAAATACCCTTTTTTTCTGATATGTCAAGTGAAAATATCAACGGTCGGATTTGAACCGACACCTCAAGTTTGGAAGACTCACGTGCTGCCAATTACACTACGCTGACATTACTTTAATATTTGTTCCCTGAACTGCCATTTCTGACACGATACAGGTGATATGTTTTTGCTCCATAACCCATATGAACACCGTGGATATCATACTTCTTATAGACCAACATTTCGTTCTTGCTACTTGCCTCGCTCACAGCAAATTCTACATGCTCATGAACATAAGGTAGTGCCTCTACAAAATTCTTCAAGCCACAGCCTAAACCAGCGGCATGAGTTTCTTTAATTAACCATCTTAGATAATCTAAGTTATATGGTTTACCATTTACTTTTTTTAATCCGTAACCGTAAATTCCAGAATCTACGTTATCCCAATCAATTGCATGATATCCTTTTTTCTTTACCATTGCAATACGTTTTCGCATTACAGTAAGATTTTCAGGATGTCTCCAATCAATATATTTCTCACCTTTCCATTTACCTAATGCTTTACTTCCACGAAGATTAAAGTTTTTAGCGTCTGGTCGCCAGCTTTCATAGTGTGCTGACAAATATGCGATTGAGTATTCTCCCTTTGGGGAAAAACCAAATCCGTCAGTGATTACGTGAGTCTGTCCGTGGTTACGGTATTTACCGTTATATACAACTTGCCATTTCTTATTAGCGCCAACTTTTTTCGGCGCTTCACCTTCCTCCACAGCAATAGTATCAAGTGGAGGAATCGAAGGAATGTCTATATGTTCATCTTTGACAGAACCACCCTTTTTAAATAGTTTGGCTAGTCCTTTAAACATAATTATTATTTATTACAGTTTTTGCAATCTTTATTTCCGCATTTCGGGCACTTGCAATCTTCACCGTCACAGAAGCAAACGAGTCCGCATCTGCATGGGTCACATGTGCATTTTGGATTCAGGCATGTGCCTGTCGCCACTAGACCGAAATGTAAGGCCGCTACTGCGCTTAATGTTATGAGTATGATTTTCTTCTTCATACTACATATTACACAAAATTAGTCCTTCTGGCTAGATTTGAACTAGCGACCTCTCGGTTATCAACCGAGTGCTCTGAACCACTGAGCTACAGAAGGTTAAGCAGAAGGGGTGGGAGTCTTCAAGACTAGCGCAATAAACCTGACTCTGCCACCCTTCCTTATTGTAATACGGGAAGTAGGACTCGAACCTACAACCTCTGGTATGTAACACCCTTGCTCTTCCAATTGAGCTATTCCCGCTTATATATAAACTATTACAGATTTTAAAAAACACGGTAGGAAGGATTCGAACCCTCAACAAACGATTTGGAATCGCACGTGTTGCCAATTACACCACTGCCGTTTATTTTAACCTGTTATATTTTAAACGTTTTTGATTCCCATTTCCTTTATTTAGCGCCTTATATGTTGGTGTTAAACTGTGACAATTGGGACATATTAAATCTAAATTTTCAGGTTTGTTATTTTCTGAATTACCGTCTAAATGCTCTACTTCTAATATTGGTTTTCCTGTTACGGGGTTTGGAGTATTCCACCCACAACGAGAACATTGGTTATCATGTATTTCCCAAAGGTAGCGTCGAACATAGTTGGATACTTTAAATCCATTAGCATAAGTTCCTGTCTCTTTACCTTCAAACCATCGTTTAATATATAAAGTATATTCATAGTCTTTTTGACATTGAACGCTACAATACTTTTGGTTTTTTGTTTTAGTATTACATTTAAGGCATTCCATAATAAAAGTCAGGGATGGGGGTAACGATCCCCCTTCTTTGGATTAAAAGTCCAATGCTTCACCATTAAAGCTTATCCCCATTGGTGCGAGTATTGTGGACCTGCCCCACGTGCGGATATCTCCAACTGACCATCAGAATGCAGGAATCGAACCTGCTTACACTCTATAATACTCGCTTAAATTTGGTAGGACGAGAGGGATTCGAACCCTCAAAACTTCTGATCCTAAGTCAGACGACTTTGCCGTTTGCCCACCGTCCCATGGCACGATGGACGGGATTCGAACCCGCAACCTCCAGATCGACAATCTAGTGCACTAGCCTATTGTGCTACCACCGTTTTTAAATTTTTCTTCTTTGTTTTTCTTTCTTCTTTTTTCGCTTTCTCAAACGATTCTCTTGCTGTCTCAGCAAGCCGTTTCATAAATGTTTTGTTATCAATTTTCATATTGTTCAAAAGTTCTAAGGGCGGGGTTCGAACCCGCAGTTCACTTAAACCCGAAGTGCGTTTTACCTATCGATCATATGGCATCCCGCCATATCCAGTGAGTCTTTAGTTCACCCGCTATCCTCTCCAAACTACCTCAGAATGTTAATTTTCTTCTGCGTGTATTTCACGGTGACAGTTGGCACAAACTAATTGACATTTATCTACTTCTTTTTTCAATTTGTCAAGCGATTTTGTATGTCCATTTGCAGAAATACCAAAATCTTTTTCATTGGGGTTTTTGTGGTGGAAGTCTAAAGCTTCGATACATTTATTGTAACCGCACTTTTCACATTTTCCTCCTTTATATTCTACTAATAAACGTTTTACTTTTTTACGTCTACGTTGAACCGCTTCTGACCCGCACTTTTTACAACGAAGTCGTTCCCATTTAGTTCCTTCGTTTTCTAATCTATGTTCAGTTTCTCCGTGTTTATTGCATTTTTTAATTACTATTTTTGGCATAACATTTAATGTTACACCAATTTAAAAAGCACTGGAAGTAGGATTCGAACCTACGATGGGATTACTCCGACAGATTAACAATCTGTTGCCTGCTACCACTCGGCTACTCCAGTTTGGTCTAGATACATTATTCTATAACGTTTTACCCTTAAACTATACCCTCATAAGCGAGGGCAACAGGACTCGAACCTGTATCTTTTCATTGACAGTGAAATAAGAAATAGTTGCTGTTAGTATCTAAAAGTTGTTATTAAAATGTCTAGATTCAGTATTAATAATTTTTCGCGTGCTATCCGCTACACTACCCTCATCTGTGAGGGGCAGGATTCGAACCTGCGCTACGAGCTTCCAATGCTATTTATTAAATGTTGTGTTTGCTGTATGAATCTGTTAAAAGGGCAAGATACCATTCTAGTTTTGCTTTTTAGCTACTTCCCCTTAGGTGGGGAAGGTTGGACTCGAACCAACAATCAATGATTTTCAGTCATTTGCTTTTCCTATATAATAGAATAAATTTTGCTGTGGATATCTTTAAAGTTTGTTACAAGGTGCTATTGTTGAGTATTTGAAACTCATTAGTTTTCAAGACTAATTTTCCGTTGTTTGCTGTAAACACCTTTTCTAAAATTGGTTAGGAAGGCGAGATTTGAACTCGCAACCTGATCGACCCAAACGACCCGCGCTACCAAATTGCGCTACTCCCTATCATGGTTGGAATGAAGTATTCTGTGACAGTTAGCGCACAATACTGTGCATTTTTTAGCTTCTTTTAAGACGGTTTCAAATGAGAAACCTCTATTCATTACATTGCCTATAGAGAAGTCTTTGTCGTTATTATGATGATGAAAATCTAATGCTCTCCAATCATCAAAACCGCACTGTTCACATTTTAATGTTTTCTTCCAATCGTAAAATTTCTGTTGTTGTAATTGTTTATATTCGTTTTTTTGTTTCAAGTAACAAGTGTTGCACACATGGCGATAATAAGTTACTTCTTTAATAACTCCCGCTTTAGGAAAATCAGTAAACATGTTTCCACGGAAACCGCATGTTTTACAAACTCTTGTTGCGTATATCATAAATTGGTAACAGTTGTCGGTATAATTATTTTCTAGACACATGCTACCGTCCAACTGTCGAAGTTTGTTGCTGTTAGTGTCTACCACTTTCGTGGAAAAAGGTCAAGATACTTTTACTGTTTAAATGCTGGAATTGAACCAGCTTCGTTAGTTTCGTAGACTAATGCTCAACCAATGAGCTAATTTAACTGTTTAAGTTGTTTGCTGTTCGTATCTTTAAAATGTCTAGATGCTGTCCCTGCTTTTCTGGCACGGGCAATTTAAGTAATGGTGAAAAATAAATGTGCTGTTGGCATCTTAAAATGTTCTGTTACTCGCGTGAGTACAGTTGTTACCATTTGGCTGATTGGGTATTTCAGTGACTCTGATCAGTGAGTTTGAAAGCTTTTTCCGACCGTGAAAAATATGTTGATTACACCAATACCCGAATCAAGCCTTATGATAACGGTGAGACATTATCATCCCATCGATTATCAACGGGTTTCCCGCCGCTAATCTTAATGAGTTGTCTGTCTCTAAAATTGGATTTCATTGTTCTATGAATTGATTACACAGACATTATACGTATGGAACAATAAATGTCAAGAACTTTTTTTCATAAGCGCCGATTTTTTTATTAATACAACTTTCACAGTAATAAAGAAAACAAAAAGAGCGGCAACTTTGCCGCTCTTTTTTTGTGACTAATTATCAAATGCTCTGATTTGAACCTCTTCTGATATCACATAAAACATGATTGCTAATTGTTCATAATATTTGGCGCTCATATTCACGATCTTGTCCATCTCGTCGTCAGTAGCCATTATCCTAACGGGAATCATGCGCTCAGTAAACTCTTCATCTTCGGGTGATACCCACTGTCCACGAGCTACAGGCATTACAGTCAAACCTCTTGTTATAGCTTTTACTTTTTCATCCCATACTTTGTGGAATCGTGTTCGAATAGGGCGACCATCATTACGAACTGTGGGAACTAAGATTTCAAAAAGTCGGGTTCTATTATCTTTTCCAGCATTCATACGAGTTCTGCAAGAGTCTGAACCAACCAAACGATACCACAGATAAGGGTGCTAAGTCCACCTAACACATAAAGAAGTCCAAAAAGAAAGTGAAGACGAATACTTGTTTCGATTGTTTTGTCGCTGGTCATTAGGAATGCCATATTAGAGAAAGCGCCGATTAATCCAGTTACGAATACTGCGAGACTAATGAAGAATATTAAAACTGTCATAGCCGTAATATAACAGAAAATTCGGCGCTGTCAAGAAAAAAGTAGGACTGGAAGGAGTCGAACCCTCATTTATTGATCCGTAGTCAATCGTGATATCCATTTCACTACAGTCCCATTGGTGGATGGTGTTGGAATTGAACCTGTTCCGCAATTCTCGTGGAACCTAAACTTTTGAAGAGTTTGATAAGCACCAGCTTATTTCGCCATCCTGAAAATTAAGTCTCTCCCGCAGGAATCGAACCCGCACCCTCTGAGCTTCAATCAGATGTGCACACCACCTTACACCAGAGAGAGATAATGTATGTTGGCGGAATCGAACCACTTGTCGGACCATCCCTACGTTTAACGACGACTGTTTTACAGACAGAAAAGGGTGACAACATACAGAGACGTTCTGTAACTGTTGTCACAGAACGATTAGATAAATCGATAATATCGTCGTAGTTGTTTCATTTTGCTTTTCCAGTGCCCCAATTTCTGTTACAGGCACCCATGCCATCTTTAGTTACACAAGACTTCTCATAAGATCGGCGCAATCTTTTACTAATGTGTCGTTTGTGTCTTTTTTTTGAAGTCATAAAATTATAGGGGATTTTACGTGTTTTGCCCCTATCACGGATAGTCTCTGCTATCAGTCGCGTTGTTGGATTTGCCACAATTCTTTGATTTTCAAAAAGAAAACCTCATGGTCGGACGATCAACGTTTGGCCCTTAAGTTATCTAAAGTTGCAGAAACGGGATTCGAACCACGTGACCTTCAGTTTATGAGACTGACGAGCTACCAGACTGCTCTATTCTGCGATAAAATGTTATTCTTCTATGACAATTAGCACATCTCACTTCACATTTCTCAATTTCTTGTTTAATTCTTTTAATAGAGTATGCTTGATTTACCATATTAGATATGTTTCCTTTTTTAATTCCACGAACATGATCAAATTCTAACACGATTGGATCACTTTCTCCACAGTCTATACAAGGGTGTTTAAGTAAATATTCGCGAACAAATTTTTTATTTCGTGGTATTGCCGTTTCAGATTTAAAATTCGCCGCTTTAGCTTTTATTACCTTTTTATTTTTTAGGTAATGTTTTCGAGCCGATTCAGCTTGTGATTTTTTATCTTTACAGGGCATTTTAAATTAATTGTTCCGGTAGGTCTTGCACCTACAACTTCCACCTTATGAGGGTGACGCTTTACTTTTAAGCTACGGGACAGTTGGCGCTTCGACAGGGTTCGAGCCTGTATCTTTCCCTTTACAACAAGGGGCTGTTTTTCTGATTTAAACTACGAAACATTTAAGTGGAGAAGCACGGTTACGCTCCGTGTTTTTCTGATTGCAAATCAGATGTGTTATCTAGTACCACTACATCCCCGTTAAATATATTTTACATCTATTTTGAAGTTTGTCAACTTGTTTTTTTAAAAAATGTATCGTTGGTACGCCAGTAATCAAAACAACCAATGTCGTTTGAAACTTGTCCATTAGGCTTTAACAGTGGATGAGGGGCAGGAAGACTAGAGCGGCGAATTCGTTGATAGTCTTTTTCTCCGCGCTCATTAATAAACGTCGTGCCTGTTCTAATCTCTGTAACGTAGACCACTTCTTGCTCTTTAATTTTGACCTTCATATGATTAAAAAATAAGTCACTGCATAAACACACAGCGCAATTGCTAAATAAATAAACTCAACTTTTCCCATTGGTTATTATTGCCCAAAAGTTAAAAATTGTCAAGAAATTTCTTAACTTTCTGTGTAAGAAGCAAAGACATGGCGAAACAGAAACGTCCATATAAAAAACGTAATACCGAATATTGGGAAAACTTAGGCAAGCGTAGGGCGGAATCTTCTGATCCATTGTTTGCTAAAGTCGCGCCTGAAATTACGGAAGACTTTGAACCCGCAATGTGCGGAGAGCCTTTGATATCCTTTGATTCAACTGCTTCTGGAGGTCGTTTAAGTGAACCAAATGCACGCACCTCATCACGGACAAACCGTGTCACCAAAGAAACAATAGGCCAACGCTTCAACAATATCAACGAGGGTTTGGTGCCGTTTCAAGTAGCAGGGAATTCGGTTAATGTAACAGAAGCAATCTTACTTTGTCAGAAAGCTTACTACAATGTTCCTGTTTTTAAATCTACCCTTGATCTTTTAGCGGAATTTTCAGATGCTCATACTTACATGGAGGGTGGTTCTGTTTCTAGCCGCAATTTTGTAAAAGCGTGGTTCAAGAAAATCAACCTTGATAATCTGAAAGATCAATACTTTCGTGAGTATTACCGAAGTTCCAACGTTTTCATGTATCGACTGGATAGCCAGTTAAAACAAGAGACTGTTAAGAACTTCAAGTTAAAGGATAATTCGGTGCTCAAGCGAGTACCTGTCAAATATATCATTCTCAATCCCACAGATATTGTAGTGAACGGTCAATTATCGTTTGGCAAGTTTCAATACGCTAAAGCTCTAACTCCTTTTGAGGTTGAACGATTACGCAACGCGACAACAGATGAAGAGAAATATATTTATGAATCTCTTGATAAAGATGTTAAAGACCAACTCAAAGAGCATTCTGCTATTCAGACTGGCAATCAAGTTCTGCTTGAACTTGATCCTAAAAGTTTCCATGTGGTATTTTATAAAAAGCAAGACTATGAGCCGTTAGCGGTTCCATTAGGTTTCTCAGTTCTAGATGATATTAACAAGAAACTAGAATTGAAAAAGGTTGATCAGGCTATCGCACGCTCAGTGGAAAATGTTATTCTGCTGGTTACGATGGGTACTGAGCCTGACAAAGGTGGCATTAACCACAATAACCTTGCTGCCATGCGCCAAATTTTTGAGAACAAGTCTGTGGGTCGTGTTCTCGTGTCGGACTATACCACTCAAGCTGAATTCGTTCTTCCTGATTTGACTCTTATTATGGGTGAGGCCAAATACGAAGTGCTGAACAAAGATATTCAGGAAGGTTTGGGTAATATTCTTATAGGGGAGAGTAAATATAGTGACACTGAATTGAAACTCAAACTATTCTTTCAGCGATTGGAGAAAGGAAAGGAACAATTCTTAAGGGAGTTCCTTCAGCCAGAGGTTGATCGCTTGTGTAAAGAATTCGGGTTTCGTAAAATCCCACAAATTCACTTTCAAAAAGAAGATGTCATTAATAGTGAGAAGCTACAGAAGCTTGTCATTCGTATGATGGAACTCGGTGTTCTAACACCTGAACAAGGTATCGATACTATCCACAAAGGAGAATTCCCTGCTGTTGATACTATGAAGGAAGCACAACTCGAATTGCGTGAAGAGAAGTTAGAAGGTCTATATGCACCGTTAACAGCATCGCAGAATTTCTTCGATCCGATGGCAGAGAATGATGCTATCAAATTGTGTGAACAAATGGAACTAGAGATGCAGCAAATGCAGCGTGAAGGAGTTCCGCGCCCTGACCCATCTGATCCAAATGCACCTTTAAAAAAGGAACCGAAGGAACCTACGGGTAGACCTTCTGACGGTGGTGGTCGTGGTGGTGATCCTCAAGATAAAAACAGAGGTGGTGGTAGAAGATCAGGAACCTATGTAGATAGAATAGGTAGACGTAGACGTTATCCACGAAGACGAACACCCACATCTCAATCACCTAACTCACCAACTGTTTCTGCACCATCTGGTGGTAGACCTGTAGGACAAGCATCAGAGGTATATTCATCAGATGCTCTTGTTGAATTGTGCTTTGATATACGCAAGTTTCAAGATAGAAGTGTAGAAAAGTATAAGGAATTGAAAGCTAGTGACGAACTTTCCGAAGAACAAGAAAAGATGATCGGGGATTTATGCTTGAAAGTAGTGAAAAGCTTTGAGATTCCAGAATGGGACGATGCATTCGCATCAACGGTTAAAGATATTAATCGATTGAAGGTAATGCATACGCAACCAATTATTATAGAAATAGCGGAAGCACATCAACTAGATGATTATTCCGCCGCTCTATTATATCACACAATTCCTGTAATCGAAGATGAGTAAAAAAAATCAATTTAAAACTGAATGGCGTTCAAATATAACCGCCATTAAAGAAGAAGAATATGATAAGTATCATATTTCGAAAGCTTCCATGTTAAAAGAGGCGCAAGCTTCATCTCTCATTCCTGAGAATTTCGCGCCATGGGATAACATAGACATCATGCCTATCTTGATGTCTATCGCTATTGTAAACAAATTTAATGATAATGATGATGCGGTTCCATCTATGGGTGCAGCTAAGATGCTACCTAAGTTCCCGCATAAGCCAATTAATATTGAGCACCAAAAAAACATTATCGTAGGTCACTTAGTCCGCGCTGGATTTGCTGAGTATGAACCAGCATTCGCTGTTGGCGATCCTTTAGACTACATTAATAGAAGTGACTCATTCTATATTTCGGGGTTAGGGTTCATCTACCGCTCTGTTTTTCCAGAGTTGGCAGAGGCTATAGCAAGAGCTAGTGATCCTTATGATGATACATATAATGCATATGCAGCATCATGGGAGGTTGCCTTTTCTTCATACGACGTTGCAGTAGGTGATGGTGAGCTTATTCAAGACACTAGAATTGTTACTGCTGACGACCCTCAATTCCAATCACTATCTGCAATGTTGAAATTTAATGGTGGTAGTGGAAAAACACATAAAGGGGAAAAGGTTCGGCGCGTTTTGCGCGGTGAGAAAATACCTGTAGGATTAGGATTAACAGAGAATCCTGCTGCTGCGGTAGAG